GTTGTATATAATCCAGGAGAAAATCTCACATACATATTATGACCAATTAGTTGCCAGTATCCGTCTATTATTTCATTTATCGCCATCTGTTCAAGTTTCAACCCATTTTCATTTCCAATGAACGTATTAAATTTTACCGTTGTATTTTCAACACCTGCTGTAAATGTTCCTCCGTTACTTATAATAATTTTAATTAAATCCCAAGGATACGATGATTTTCCTTTAATATCAACTATACCCCCAGTTGTATTTGCATTAATTGAAACAGGCCTTAAAATACCTTTATATTTATTTTCATCTTCATGTTGATATAAAGTTATTTCACCTTTTCGTAACCTGTCTAAAAAACCAGTTTCATCATCATTCATTGCTTGTGATTTTATTTGATCTGCTTTTTCAAAATCATGTGGGCGAACTAAGCTCTCAACTGCCATAATTGCTGTACTTCTTACAATAATTTCAGGGTAGTCATTTCCAACGGCATCCGCAGTGCCAACTCCTTTGTTCGGGTATATAGGAAAGGGGAGGTAACTTCTAACAAAGTCACTGGCACGCTTGACTGCTTCTGTCTTTAAATCATTCCAGTCTCTGGATGCCTCAAACACACTACTATTCAATGTATTAACACTTGTACCTTGAAGATAATACTCAAGTAAGTC